AGTCGCTGTACGCCACATATCGAGCAAGATTTGGATATTAACAAAACGGTAAATATACTAGAGAGATAAAATATGCCCATACAAACAATAAACATAGGAAATTACGCAAATGACGGCTTAGGCGATGATCTACGCACGGCTTTTGAAAAAGTAAATGCCAATTTTGACCTATTAAACACCACTGATACAACTGCCGCGGCCAACTTGGGCACAGGCACAGGCGTTTTTGCACAAAAATCTGGCACCAGTTTACAGTTTAAATCATTAATTGGCGGGTCAAACATCACGCTGAGTTCCAATGGAACATCGATCACCATTAACGGATCAGGAAATTTATCCAGCGAAACAAGCCCAAGTTTGGGTGGCAATTTAAATATGAATGGTAATAATATTATTGGCGGCGGAAACATTGAAGCCACAATATATGGCATTGACATTAGAACAATGAGTGCTACCAGTGGGGTTGATTACGGCACCTTTACTGAGCCAAATACGTTTACAGGAATGATTGACCTTGGGTCATTTTAAGGAGTAGGGGAAAATAATGGCATTACAAATTAGACGCGGTACTGATACACAACGACAAGCACTTAGTGGCCCAAACACCCCTATTGCTGGCGAATTGTTGTACACTACAGACAATAAAAAATTACACGTTGGAGACGGAACCACGGCCGGCGGAACTAGCATAGGCTATTTTGGATCAGTTGCGGTCAGCGGTCAAAGTACCATTAGATCAACTGGCACCAATGAGGCACTGACTATTGTTGCTGGTGCAAATATTTCGTTGGTCACTGATGCAAATACTGGCACACTGACCATTGCGGCTGCTCCTCAAGAACTTACTAACGGTAGTTTACGTTTGTTCCAAAATAACATAACTAGTCTTAACAGTAATGAAGACATTAATATTGATCCAGCTGGTTCTGGCAGAGTAAATGTTACTGGCAATCTAACTGCCACAACATTAACTGGTACACTGACTGGTAATGTTACTGGTAATGTTACTGGTAATGTTACTGGAAACATAACTGGAGTTGTAACTGCCACAGCTGGGTCGTCACTAGTTGGTAATGTTACTGGTAACGTAACTGGCAATGCAGGTAGTGTAACCAACGGGGTATACATAACTGACACAGGCACAGTTACTAATACCATGCTTGCTGGTAGTATTGCAAATGCTAAACTGGTTAATAGCTCTTTGACTATTGGATCAACTGCTATTAGTTTAGGCAGTACTGGTACAACAATAACTGGACTAACTTCTCTAACATCAACTACATTGAATTCCACCAATTTAAATGTTAGTGGAACATTTAGTAATCAAAGAATTAGCATAAATGAAAATATCATTACTGGGTTAACTAGCAATGAAAACATTGAGATAGATCCGGCTGGCACCGGGCAAGTAATAGCAAGGACATCTATGATAGCAGATGGGCTTGCATTAACTTTTAATCCTGCAAATAGTGGAATCTTAATAACAAGTTCAATGGCCAATAGATCATCATTTGCAACGTACCACACCACAAATAACGCTTCTTTATCAACTACCTTTGTTGTAGATTCAGGATTATTAAGCGGCCTTGGTACTAGTGTTATTGGTGCTCCATTTACATTTATACGTGGAAGAGGGACACCATTTGCACCATTACCATTACAGTCTGGTGATGACATTAACGTATTTGATTTTGTGGGTGTTGACCCAGTAAGTATATCAACTAGTGCAAAAATGAGAGTGGTAGTTGACGGTGTAGTGGCCGGTGGTATAATTCCAGGAAGATTTGAGTTCTTAACTACTAACTTATCAGGCGCACAAGCAGTAAGGTTGTCTGTAAGTTCAACGGCAGTGACTAGCACAGTGCCTATTAGTACTGGAAGTTTGCAACTGTTCCAAAATAATATAACTGGCCTTAACAGTAATGAAGATATTGTTATTGATCCAAGCGGAACTGGTAAACTACAAGTACTTGGTGATTTAAACATAACTGGCGCATTAAAACTAGCTGTTTATGCCAATGCCACCGCAAGAAATGCCGCAATTACTAGCCCAACAGCAGGTATGATTGTGTTAACTGATACTACTTTCCAAGGGTACAATGGATCTGCCTGGGTCAACTTTAACTAACACTTGTCCTTGATAAATATTATATCGAGGACAATGCATGTTAAATATTTGGACTGAAAGATCAGGGTATACATTTGGCACCATACAAGAAGGTGCTATTATTAACATACCACTGCCTACAAATAATAACGCTCCACAATTTAAAATAATTTCAGGGCAGTTACCTACGGGATTGCGTATTGTTAATAGCAATATTGTAGGAACACCATTTGAAGTTCCAAGAACTACTGAATATAGTTTTTGTATTAGGGCAACACTGAACAATGAAATTTCTGATAGAACATTTAAGATTACGGTAGAGGGTGCAGATGTTCCAGTTTTTAATACTAGTGAAGGCGCATTGCCTGTAGGAACAAATAGTTTATATTTTGTTTTAGATTCAAGTTTTGTTAATTTTCAAATAAGCGTTACAGATACTGACACCACTGCTGGACAAGTTTTAAAATATTTTATTTCCAGTGGTGATGGTGATTTACCACCAGGACTAACACTAACCGAAGATGGTAAAATTGTTGGCCTAATCAAACCATTATTTGCCATATCAGAGTCCATTGTTGGTAATGGCAATTACGGCAATGATTTATTTGACGTTGCTGGATATGACTTTGGTGTTAGAGCCGACAACGGCTACGAAAGTTTTGGATACGACACTGTATTTTATGATTATTTTATACCAGCCAAAGCACCTAAAAAATTAAACAGAAATTATGAATTTATCGTGTCAGTTAGCGATGGTGACACTGTTAGCAAACGCAAATTTAAAATATATGTTGTTGGTGAAGACTTTTTACGAGCAGACAACACCATAGCATTTGCATCCAGCGGTGTATTCACTGTTGATGGTTCATACCTACATAACCCAGTATGGTTAACTCCTGAAAACTTGGGACTACATAGAGCAAACAATTATTTGACAATTATTTTAGATTGTTATGATGCTGTTGAATTAGGTCCAATTGTCTACACGTTGGACACACTAAATCCAGATGCAACATCTAGCACACTGCCTCCAGGTTTAACATTGGACCTAGTTACATCAGAATTATTTGGCGTCATTCCATATCAACCCACAGTCACTGAAACTTACAAATTTACTGTAACGGCCACACGTTATGGACTCAACAACGAAATAGCCTATGCAAAACGCACCTTTACACTTAGAACATTGGGTGCAGTTGACAGCGTACTTACTTGGGACAGCAACGAATATCTCGGCGTGATTGATGCAAACTTTATTAGCAATTTAAGAGTAAGTGCCACAAGCATTATTGAAGGCGCAACAGTTGTGTATTCATTACAGAGTGGCAGTTTGCCACCAGGATTAGAGTTACAATTGGATGGTGAAATTACTGGAAAAGTAAATCAGTACGGAACTTTAAATACTCCTGGTATTGTTACCTTCTCAGATGGTCCGTACACTAATCAAACATTTGATGGTGGTACGACAACTGTTGATAAAAAATATACATTTACAATTAAAGCACAAGATCAGTTTGGTTACAGCAGTATTACTAGGAAGTTTATTTTAGATGTTGATACACCTAATGATAGATTGTACAGTAATATTGTAGCACGAACATTCATGACCAGAGAAAAACGTAGCAAGTTAAACGCATTTTTAAATAACAGTAATACTTTTCCAGCAAGTAGTATCTACAGACCCAACGATCTTAACTTTGGCATACAGCGTGATTTAACCATGACTGTGTATAGTGGTATAGAAACAAAAACTGCCGGACAGTATGTTTCAGCAATGGGGTTGAATCATAAAAAGAAACGATTTGTGTTTGGTGATATTAAAGTTGCCAAGGCAAAAATCACTGGTACTAACGATGTGGTTTACGAAATCATTTATGTTGAAATGATAGATCCTTTAGAAAAAGGTAAAACATATCTAAGTTCAAGTTTAAAAGGACTAGCAAAGGATCCAAAGACCATTACAGTTGATTCCAGTAACTCTTTATGGGCTGGCCGTGAAAACCCAACACTGTTACAACGAACTGAACCATTTGCTCCTAGACCAGATAACAGAATAACTATTGACCAAACCAATTTGTTGGTTAGTGATAGCCATCCAACCAAGCGTTTTCCAAGTTCTATTAGTTTGTGGAGAAAACAGTTGGCCACAGTGGGCTCAACTGAACGTAACTATTTGCCACTTTGGATGCGCAGTATTCAAGACGAATCCAAACAAGAACTTGGATTTGTATTAGCAGTGCCAATTTGCTACTGCAAGCCAGGAACTAGTGCAGATGTTTTATTAAACATCAAGTATAGTGGGTTTGATTTCAAAGATTTAGACTATACTGTAGACAGATATATAATAGATTCCGTGACCGGTTCGGGTGACGATAAATATCTAGTATTTAAAGATGACAGGGTAACCATATGACCAGTGCAATAACAACAACAAATATCGACGGAGCGTTCCCAATTGCTGGGCAAGACAATAACAGTCAAGGCTTTAGGGATAACTTTACAAATATT